ATGCGCTGGAGTTGATCGAGTACGACGGGGTGCAGTATCAGGGCACTGGAATGAACCACGAGATCGTGGACGGGGTGCTTCACTTTTTCGTGGATTATGCGTTCCGCGTCCGGCGCGTGGTTCCCGAACCGCCGAAAATGGAGTCGATGGAACAGGAGGGACGACTCAAATGAGCAAGAAGGAGCAGGAAAAGAAAGCGGGAGCGGTCACGTTCCCGAAACGGCAGTTCCTGAAAGCCGCCAATTTCACGCGGGTCGAGCGCGATGTGTTGGCCTCCATTCTGGAGGACGGCAAACAGTACACGCTCGATGAGGTTCAGAAACTGCTGAGAGACTTCAAGGCAAGGAGGGTTCAGTAACTATGGCAGGCGGAACGTGGGTTTCTCAAAACAAAGTTCGGCCCGGTCTGTACATCAACTTTCGGAGTGAGGCGCAGGCCGTAGGCACGCTCGGTGATCGCGGTGTTGTGACGCTTCCGGCTGTGCTGTCGTGGGGTCCGAGCAAGGAAGTTGTAACCATCGAGAGCGGACAGAACGTGACGGAAATTCTCGGTTATGACATTACGGCGCCGCAACTGGTACTGGTGCGCGAAGCGCTGAAACGCGCCCGAACGCTTCTGCTGTACCGGCTGAATACCGGCACACAGGCGTCCGCGACCATTGGAACGAGTGATCCGGTCACGGTCACGGCGAAATACGGTGGCGTCCGGGGAAACGACATTACGGTGGCTGTGCAGGCGAATGTTGATGATCCCGAGCTGTTCGATGTCATCACCTATGTGGATGGCCGCGAGGTGGATGTGCAGACGGTTGCGAGCCGCGCCGAACTGCAAGACAATGCGTGGGTGACGTTCGGTACGTCCGGCACGTTGGAGGCGACCGCCGGGGTGAATCTGACCGGCGGCACGGATGGCACCGTGACGAACGCCGAATATACGGACTATCTGGCCGCCATCGAACTGTTTGACTTCAACACGATGGCCGCGCCGGTTAGTGATGCGACGCTGAAAGGCGTGTTCGTCTCGTTTGCGCGGCGCCTGCGTGAGGACGAGGGCAAGAAGATTCAGGTCGTCCTGCCGGACTATGCGACCGCCGACTACGAGGGCGTTATCAGCGTCAAAAACGGCGTTGTGCTGTCCGATGGCACGACACTGAATAATGTGCAGGCTACTGCATGGGTCGCAGGTGCAACGGCTGGTGCGAATGTCAACCAGTCGCTGACGTACACGGCCTATGACGACGCCGTGGACGTGGACACGCGCTACACGCACACCCAGATCGTTCAGGCGCTCCAGAACGGCGAATTCCTGTTTGTGCCGTCCGATGGCCGGGCGATTGTGGAGCAGGACATTAACACGTTCACGAGCTTTACGCCCGAGAGGCGCCGCCACTTCTCGAAGAACCGGGTCATCCGGGTGCTGGACGCCATCGGAAACGATCTCAAGCGCATCTTCGAGCAGTTCTACGCCGGGAAGGTTGACAACAACGTTGACGGGCGGAACCTGTTCAAGAACGAAATCGTGAACTATCTGACCGCTCTGGAAAATATCGGCGCGATTCAGAACTTCGATTCGCAGGCCGATGTGACTGTGGTGCAGGGCACCGATGTGGATAGCGTGTATGTCGAGCTGTACGTCCAGCCGGTGGACGCAATCGAGAAGGTCTACATGCAGGTTATCGTTCGCTAAAGGAGGGGTAATATATGCCGTTCATGAACGAAATGGACGCCATCAGCGGTAAGCACGCAAAGGCGTTCATCACGATCAATGGGCAGGTCGAGGAACTGTTCTATGCCCGGTCGCTGGAAGCGACTATCGAGAAGAACAAGACGGATGTGCCGGTCGTTGGAAAAACAAATGTCGGCCAGAAGGCAGTCGGCTGGACTGGCACGGGGACGCTGAATATCTACTACGTTACGTCACTGTTCCGACGTCTGGTGCGTGATTACATCAAGACTGGCCGCGACTTTTATTTTGACTTGACGGTATCGAACGAGGACCCGACTTCTGCGGCTGGTCGGCAGACGGTTGTGCTCAAGAATTGCAACCTCGACAGTGTGATCGCCGCGCAATTCGATGCAACGAGTGACGATCCGCTTAATGAGGACATCTCGTTTACGTTCGACGACTACGACATGCTGGAACAATTTGCGCCGCTTAACTGACGTGGCGCCCGGAAGGAGATAACACATGAGCAATTTGCAGGCGTTTTTCGCACAGAACACGAAGGCAGAGATTGTTGATGAGGTGGTCGTTTCCGACCGCTTCAAGGACGAGAATGGCAAACCGATCCCGTGGAAGATTCGGGCGATCACTGAGGCCGAGAATGAACAGCTTCGGAAGGCGGCCACGCAATACGTGAAGGGACCGGGTGGCCGCCGGGTGGCCGAAATTCAGCCCGAGGTCTACATGGCGAAGGTCGTTGTGTCGAGCGTGGTATTCCCGGATTTGAAAAACGCTGATCTTCAAAAATCCTATGGCGTGCTGGGTGCCGAGGATTTGCTGAAGCGAATGCTTCTGTCCGGCGAATATGCGCGGCTCGTGCAGGCCGTTCAGGAGATAAACGGTTTCGACAAGGACATTAACGAGCTTGTCGATGAAGTAAAAAACTGATCCGGGAGGGCGACGGCGAATGGAATTACGCCTATTACGCCCTCCACAAACTAGGGATCAAGCCGTGGGAACTGGCTGAGTACACAGTCGAGCAGAAGGCCGCGCTATATGCGATGATCGACATTCGGATCAAAGCCGAGAAGAAGGCAGAGGCGCAACCGAAAAAGAAACCATCTTCCCCCAAAAGGCGTAAAAGATGATAGAATGTTGTCAAAAGGCGAATGGAGGGGTTCAGATGGCTGGTGCTTTGCTGTTGCTTCTGCTTCTGGTGGTGGCGGTGTGGTTGTGGCGGAAAGAGGCTCGAGAAGCAAAGCGTCTGGGCGCGAAGCTTTACACCGCCGCCTTCCATCTTCTCGGGGTTCCGGGTCTGGAGCCGAAGAAGGTTGTGAGACTGTTCTTTTCCGATGATCGGCTGATAATCCGATCCGGCAAGCAGACTTTTGAATTGGGATACGATAAGGTGACGGCAATCAAGGCCGCACGCAAGACGGACTTGATACAGAAGAACAAGTCCGTGATCGGCAGAGGTGTTGTTGGCGGAGTAGCGTTCGGTGGCGTTGGCGCTATCGTGGGTGCATTATCCGCTGTAGGCGGAAAAAAGGCGACGAAAGGAAACCTGCTGATCGTCTACTACAAGCCGGATGGGCAGGACGAGCCGCAACCGATGGCATTTGACTTGCGAAAGACATCTCGTCCGGCGAGATTTGAGAAATTCGTGCTCAGACAGCGCCCGGAATTGGCCGCGCAGGACTACATAGCATTGTAAATTCACGCCCTTCGGGGCGTTTTTTATATATCTTCGAGGGAAAGGCGGTGAGAGTATGCCAACGGTAACTGCAACACTGAAAATGTTCGACGCTATGACAAAGCCGCTTCAGCAGATCACGAACAGCATGAACCTGATGATCCGGTCGATGGAGCAGATGCAGAAAACTTCCAACCGAAATCTGACGGTTGACCGCACGTTGATCGCGGCGAAAAAACAACTGGCGGCGGCTGAAGCTGGGATTAAGCAAAGCATCGACGCCGCGAAGCAGGCGCAGGATCGGTTTACGCAGTCCGTGAAGCAGTCGAAATCGTCCGCAGACGGTCTCGGGGCATCGATAAAGAAGTGGTCCGCCGGTATTGCTGGTGCTTACTTCACCGCAAAGGGGGCTCAGGGCGCGATAAGCGCTTCGGACACGTTCGTTTCAGCGCGGGCGAGGCTGGATTTGATCGTCGATGAAGGGCAATCCGTGGATGACTTGCAGGCGCGGATTCACGCCGCCGCGCAACGGGCGCGTGGTGACTTTATTGCCATGACCGACAATGTGGCCCGGCTGGGTATTCTGGCGAGCGATGCGTTCAGCTCGAGCGGTGAGATCGTCGCGTTCGTTGAGACGTTGCAGAAGGCATTCACTATCAGCGGCGCCGGGACGCAGGAACAAGCCGCCGCTATGTACCAACTGTCGCAAGCGATGGCCGCCGGGCGACTGCAAGGTGACGAGTTCCGATCAATCATGGAAAACGCCCCGATGCTGGCCGACGCGATTGCAAGGTATCTGGGCGTTACGAAGGGCGAATTGCGAGACTTGGCGTCCGAGGGGGCGCTTACGGCTGATATTATTAAGGCCGCCTTGTTTTATGCGGCTGATGAGATTAACCAGAAATTCGCTGAAATGCCGATGACGTTTGGTGCGGCGTTTCAAAATGTCAAGAATGAGGCGTTCAAGGCGTTCGCTCCGGTGTTCCAGCAGATGAGTGACTGGCTCAATTCGGAGCGTGGTGCGGCGATGATGAACGTTATCACGAACGCGATTTATCTGGCCGCAGGCGCGGCGGAAAAACTGCTCGACATTATTATTTGGATCGGCGACGCAATCAGCAATAACTGGTCGATCATCGAGCCGATCCTGACGGTCGTGACGAGCGTTCTGCTGGCGCGGATGGTTCAGCAGTTGTGGCGAATGGTCGCCGCGGCGTGGGCGATGGTGCCGCCGCTTCTGGCGCAAGCCGCAGAGTGGCTGGCGATAAACTGGCCGATCTTGGCTGTAGGCGCC